ACCCTGAGAGGGGGGCCGAGTAGAACAGGAAAACGAACAATGTAAACGAGATCCTTTCGACCAATGAGGCATAATTTTATAAAAAACGAACATTATATATATATTAACAAATAGATAAGATATGTCACGTTTTGATAGGCACTAATTGGCACCTTTGCGCTAACGCGCACACCATTTGCCACTAAAATATAATGTTCGCACGTGCTCTAAAAAAACCGAACATTCACCGAACATTACGAACATTAGCCGAACAATACAAACCCATTTCCGAACATTATGCCAAGGCTCGGCGCGACACCATCAACTGGTATCTTAAGAAGTTAGGGAATTCCTTAACTTATGTTATTTTTGCACTAATTTTAGCTCTCAAAAAATGGCGTCACCATTGGGTTGTGCGGTTATTCGGGTTATTCAATTTTTCGAACGTGGCGTTCAGGCCGGGCCATGTAGCTATCATGTGATAACACGTTAGGCTCGGCGCAACACATATAACTGGTCTCAACTTGTTAGTGTGGCACTAACTTACCAAAAGACCGAAAAGACCAAACCCTTATATTTTGTTTGTTTGGTTTTTTGTCGCGTAGCTATCATGTGATAACACGTTAGGCTCGGCGCGACATCATCAACTGGTTTCAAGGCCACCGTAACGTTTAGACCCGCCCAATAACCAACCGCAACATTAAAGGCTCGGCGCAACACATATAACTGGTCTCAAACGGTAGGCACAAAAAAACCCGCCGAAGCGGGTTGGGGTTAGGGTTTGCACACGATGGTGAAAGGTAGGTGTTGGATAGGTAACCTGTAAACAGGTTTGTGAATGTCGGGCTGGCTGACCCGACGCATTACTGCTGATTCCAAATAGGCAATGGTGAAACGGTCTCGAATCTCGACCGTCTCGCGGGTCAATAGATCGGATAGGTATCTCATCTAGCACCCCATCAAAGGTTGAAAGGAAATAAGAATCGATAGGGCACTTACAGATATAACGTTGAATGCCAATATCACGCCATTGATTAGTGTTAACTTAAACATCTTAATGTCTCCAAATGAAAAGCGCCCCGTAGGGCGCTGGTAGGTTACTTAGACTTGGTACCGATTAATTTGATCACTGTCTCACACTGCTTGGCTACCTTAGTGACATCGAACGGGGCGTCCTCTGCTTTCTGGCATGCTTTGATTACCGCATTGAGGTGATCAATACACTTGACGTCGAGCTGTCGAGGTTGATTACCAGTGCGCCCTTCTGACTCTGCTTTTAAGCGTGTCGCAATTTGCCGACCAAATGCCCCGAATCGTGAGCCAGCCTGTTGAGTGTAATGGCGCTTATCACTCTTCTGGCGTTCAGTTAGCGCTTTAGCAGGTATCGGTAGTATTTCTTGGATATCCTCTGGAAAGCCTGCCTTTATCAACCCCATCACATACTCGTACTCTTCTGGGGTGATAGTTGATTCCGCTTTCCGTTTACCTTGCAGAGGCGAGATGTAATCAGTGACCCGATTGAAGCCTGAAGCCACTAATTCATCTAGTGCGGCGATTGATGCTGATGTCGCCTTTTCGTTGAGATCGTCTGCTTCTTGAGCGATTACGATGTAGCTGGTTAACAGCTGGGGGTTTTGTAATTTACGCATGTCATTTTCTCCATGTAATGACGTTAAAAGAATGTCGACGGGTGTCTCCCGAAGACAGGACCATTTAACCATTACACATGGTGACATATCAATAGATAACCTGACATGTTGTGTGTTTTGTTAGTGTGGCACTAACTTTTTTGACAAACCGTGAGGGGTACCCACCCCCTATGACCCCGCTGTCAGCATTGCGTACCTACTTACATATATATTACTAATCTGCACAAACTTAGAGTCCATTTTTGAGTTCCAGCACCCCACCCTCCTCTACACAGGAAACACCCCCCTTCCTTTTTAAAATCGGCTTAGAAAAAATTTTTTGCGTAAAAATTTTGAGTTTGGTATAAATCGCTACCAACGGTTAGTAAACCTGCGGAAACAACATGTCTTTAGAGATTGAACCCGAAGCCGGTATACCGTTTTCGGATAAGGTTCCTAATATTGATCTTCGTACTCGCGTAGAAGCCGCGAGTAACACTGCCGCTATGCTTGCAGAGCATGGACTGGATGTCGTGCCGACGGCTGAAGACAATGAGATAGCCGCAAAACTAACCCTAGCCTATGCAGATGACCCTGAGAAAACCTCAAAGAAGGTGAATAACAAGCGTGCATCGACGCTACCCCCCGCCGCATTGATGGCAACACACGGTATTTTGACTGAGTTTGGGCACTCAGTCGTTGAAAGTGCCACCCAAGTGCGCCATTTGGTGACTAATAAGCTGATCGAAGAGACCGAAAACCCTGATCCACGCGTTAGAATCCGTGCATTAGAGCTACTAGGTAAGATTTCAGACGTTGGTTTGTTTACAGAAAAGGCTGAAGTCACCATAACGCACAAAACAACCGACGAATTACGCGAAAGTCTGCGTGCAAAGCTGGCAAAACTCGTAGAACCTACCGAAGAACCCGAAGATGCAGTGATTATTGACGGCGATGCTATCGATGTGGACGAAGAATTAGGGTTAGTGGATGGCTGAAACGGCGTTAGACTTCTCAGATGACGATATCCAGACACTTTTGGACAATCTGGACGCGTTTTCGGCGGATGAAATCGTTGAAATCGAAAAAATCACGGGTGAACTGTCCAACCGCAAGCAAAATCAGGCCGCATACAACGATTTGATCGCGTTTTGCCAGTTGATGATGCCAGAATTTATTGTCGGTAAGCATCATCGGCTACTGGGAAACATGCTGATGGACATCGAATCGGGTGATAAAGACCGTGTTTGCGTCAATATACCGCCCCGTCACGGTAAATCTCAGCTTGTTTCTATCTTCTATCCAGCGTGGTTTTTGGGTAGAAATCCCAACAAAAAGGTCATGATGGTGTCCCACACCACGGATCTGGCGGTGGATTTTGGTCGAAAAGTTCGTAATTTAATTGCTACAGATGAATACAAAGCAGTGTTTCCTACCACAACACTAGCACAGGATAGCAAGTCAGCAGGTAGATGGAACACAAGTGTTGGTGGAGAATACTATGCGTGTGGTATTGGTAGTGCTCTTGCTGGTCGTGGTGCCGACTTACTTCTGGTTGATGACCCACACTCTGAGCAAGACGTCATCAATGGCAACTTCGAAGTATTCGAGAAAGCCTACGAGTGGTTTACCTTCGGTGCACGAACCCGTTTGATGCCCGGAGGACGGGTGGCGATTATTCAGACACGCTGGCACATGGACGACCTGACGGGTCGGGTGACTGGTGATATGGGGAAGAACGCCCGTGCTGATCAGTACGAGGTGGTTGAGTTCCCCGCGATCCTAGAAGTGCAAAACAAGAAAACAAAGAAGTACGTCGAGAAACCGCTGTGGCCTGAGTTCTTTGATCTTGAAGCACTCCTACGTACCAAGGCATCTATGCCGACGTTTCAGTGGAACGCACAGTATCAGCAACAACCCACCGCAGAAGAGGCGTCAATCGTCAAACGTGAGTGGTGGGGTATGTGGGAACAAGACAACCCACCTATCTGTGAATACGTCATCATGTCATTGGACGCGGCGGCAGAAACTCACAACCGTGCCGATTACACTGCACTGACGACGTGGGGAGTATTTCTCAATGAGCATACAAACGCCTACAACATCATCCTGCTGAATAGTATCAAGAAACGGATGGAGTTCCCTGAGTTGAAACAGATGGCGATGGACGAGTATCAGGAGTGGGAGCCTGATGCGTTTATTGTGGAGAAGAAGTCCGCAGGCACAGCGTTGTATCAGGAGATGCGACGGATGGGGCTACCGGTGCAAGAATACACACCACACCGTGGGTCAGGTGATAAGATGGCAAGACTAAACTCTGTTGCGGACATTGTGGCGTCAGAGTTAGTGTGGATACCACCAACGCGGTGGGCAGAAGAGTTAGTAGAAGAAATTGCTGGGTTTCCGTTTATGAGCCATGATGACCTCGTGGACTCAACAGTGATGGCCCTGATGAGATTTAGGCAAGGCGGGTTTATACGTTTGCCAACGGACGAACCGGATGAACCACAATACTTTAAACAAAGACGTGGTGGGTATTATTGAT